CTGATGGGCAGATTAATGCTGCAAAAATAGCAACTAATGCTGTAACTGCTGTTGAACTGGCTGATAATGCAGTTGATAGAACTGCTATAGTTAACGATGCTGTAAACGGTACAAAGATAGCTGATGCTTCAATTGATTCAGAACACTATGTTGATGGGAGTATAGATAATGTTCACTTAGCAGACGATGCAGTTAATACACAAGAAATAGCTGATAATGCTATTACTGCTCCTAAGATTAATGCAGCCGCTGTAGAGAATGGTAAAATTGCTCCTGGTGCTGTAACAGCTGATAAGTTAAATGCAGCTACTGTTGTAACAGCTTCTGAACAAGCATCTCATTCAGTAAACGATACAACATTCTTCACTACATCAGCAGCTGAAGCTAGATACTTCAATGCTTCAACTGGTGAAACAATTAAGGATGGTCAAACATTCCCTGATAACGATACAACTATTGCTACTACAGCAGCTATCAATGACAGGATAATTGACTTAGTTGATGAGGTAGGTGGTTTTGTACCTATAGCAAATGAGACTAGCTTCCCTAATGCTAACCCTGATATTGAGAATGGTACAGGTACTATTGTTAGTGTATCTACTTTAGCATCTAACCATACTTCTAATGGAAGTGGAGTCATCTCTATTTCAAATGGTACTGTAGGTAATTCTACTGTTACTATTAATGGAGCAGCAAATAGTACAACATATAGTGCAGGTTATGGTTTACTTGTAGAAACAACTTCTACTCTTAATACTTATACCTTCCATAGATTAGTTCCTAAAGCTACTGAAGTAACAACAGTTGCTGGTAAAGCTACAGAGATAGGACGTCTTGGTACAGCTGATGCTGTGGCAGATATGAATACATTAGGTACAACTGCGATTGTATCTGATATGGATACACTAGCTGATATCTCAAGTAATATAACAACTGTTGCAGGGATTAGTAGCAATGTAACTGCTGTTGCAGGTAACGCTACAAATATCAATGCTGTAGCAGCAGACGCTACAGATATTGGTGCTGTTGCTGGTAAGGCTACAGAAATAGGTAGATTAGGTACAGCTGATGCTGTATCAGATATGAACACACTTGGTACTACAGCAATTGTCGAAGACATGAACCTGTTAGGTACTACAGCTTGTGTTGCTGACATGGCATTACTTGGTAATTCAGGTGTTATATCTGATATGGCAACTATTGCTGATACAAGTAATCTTATAACTAATATCGGTACTGTTGCTGGTATCCAAGCTAATGTAACTACTGTTGCTGGTAATAATGCAAATGTTACAACTGTTGCAGGTATATCAGGTAATGTATCTACAGTAGCTGGAGTAAGTGCTAACGTAACTACTGTTGCTGGAATAAGTGGTAACGTAACTACAGTCGCAGGTAATAATTCTAATGTAACAACAGTAGCTTCTAACATGAGTACTGTTAATGATTTTGCAGCTAGATATAGACCAGCTACTAATAATTCTGGAGAATATTCATCTAATAATGATGCAGGAGATTTATATTTCAATACTGATATTAATGCACTTAAAGTTTGGACTGGCAGTGCTTGGGTAGCTGGTGTTACACAGACTGGAAATTACGCAGTTACTACTGGTAATACATTTACTGGTAATAATGATCACAACGATGGTGTTAAAGTACGGTTTGGAACAGGTGATGATCTGGAGATATATCATACTAGTGATCAGAACTATATTAAAGCTACTAATGGAAGGATTCAGTTATTATCTTCTGAAACTCGTATGGAGTCAGCTGATGGTTCTGAAGGTATAGCAAGGTTTATTGCAAACGGAGCCTGCAGTCTAAATTACGACAACTCAACGAAATTAGAGACTAAAAGTTATGGCTTGAGTCTGCATGGCAACGTGCTTATGACAAATACTGATACCCAAATATTAAAATTCGGTGCATCAAATGATCTAGAAATCTATCATGATGGAACGGATAGCATCATAAAAGCTGCTGGTTCAGCAACACCTATAAAAATTCAAGGTCATTCATCTAATACAAGTACAGTTCATGTAAGTGCAAGAGCCGATAAGGAAACAATTAAATGTCTAAATAATAGCAATGCTCCTTATGTAGAACTCTATTACGATAACGAAAAGGTTTTTGAAACAAACTCAAGTGGAGTAGTAGTTAGAGCAGGAGAAGGTGTTTCTGGAAATGTTTACCTATATGCAGATCAAGGAGATGACAACGCTGATCAATGGAGGATTCAATCCTCAATTAACGGTAGTTTTTATCTTAATAACAATACCTCTGGTTCTTGGGAAAATAATTTAAAAGCTACAGGTAATGGGAATGTAGAACTTTATTACGATAACTCAAAGAAATTAGAGACAACTTCAGATGGCGTTACTGTAACTGGTAAGCTGTTTGCTGATAACGGTTTCTGGTGTAAAGATAATGATACTTATCGGTGTGGTGATGACACTGATATGATGATTTATCATACAGGAACTGCTGCTGTAATTAGGAACGCAACTGGTTCAATATTTATTGAAACTACAAGTGGTGGTGAAATTGGTCAAAAAATAAACCAAAACGGGTCCGTAGAACTCTACTACGACAACGTAAAGACTTTCCAAACAGAAGCAAATGGGATAACAGTTCTCGGACCTGAAGGTGGTGACTCTATATTAAAATTATATGCAGATGAAGGCGATGATAATGCAGATCTATGGAGAATTCTTGCAGCTGCAGGTGGTGCAAATTGTTATTTTCAAAATTATTCATCTGGAGCTTGGGAAACAAACATCCGAATAGATGGTAATGGGGGAGTAAAGCTGTATGATGATAACGCTCTGAAGCTAGAGACTACTGGAAACGGGATTTCGGTGAGTGGAAATAGATCAGACTTCCTTGGATCTGGTCTTAATAATGTTGTAATAGGATCAAGTAATGCTGGTGGAGCTTATCTAGTATTAGATGGTGATTCTAATGGAGATGCAGCAGGTGGTGACTACTCCTATATAGGGCATAAAGCAGATGGACACGTTGAAATATCCTGTGATAACCCTAGTAATAATGCTAACTTCTATTTAAAAGTAGCTGATGGAACTGAGAACGCTTTAATTGCATACGCTAATGCAGGAGTAGAGCTTAGATATAACAACGTAACGCAATTTGCTACTGGTAATGGTGCGAGTTATTTCTATGACAATGTTATATTTGATAACCCTGATACAGGTGGTAGAGATGTTGTTTGGTTAGCTGACCAAAATTGTATGCGTTGGGAAAATAATACTATCGCAGCATTTGGAACGGATAAAGATCTTCAAATCTACCATAATGGAACCAATAACTATATAGATGGTAATACAAACAATATCTATATCCGAAATAATGTAGATGGTGATGACGGTGGGAATATATACATTGAAGCTAAGTCAGGTGAAACAAGTATTGAATGTGCAGATGATAGTTTTGTATCTTTGTATTATGACGGCTCAAAGAAATTTGAGACAACTTCAGATGGCGTAAGTGTTACAGGTCATTTATTTTTAGGTGATAGCGAAAGAATTAAATTTGGTGACGATAATGACTGCAACATGTTGCATGATAATCAACATTTTTATATAAATAATTACAAAAATAATACCTATATACAAGCACCTAACAATGTATCTCTATCTACTACAGATAGTAACGGAAGTGCTCAAGAGATATCAGGTATCTTCAGTAGGAACGGAGCATGTGAACTTAGATATGATCATGTAAAGAAATTTGAGACAACTAGTGATGGAGCAACAGTAACAGGTGAATTAACTGCAACTTATACTAATCCCGTAATTGCTGAATTTTATCGTTCTAATGGTGGTACAAACGATGAAGCAAGAATTGCTTTAGGAGCATATTCATCAAACCCACCATCCCAAAGAGGTATAACCCTTGTTGCATTAAATAATGGTGCTGGACATGATTTTGTAGTTAATACAAGTAATAGTCATAGTGCTGGTCCGACAGAAAAACTTCGTGTCACATCAGGTGGAAATCTAAAATTACCTGATAGTGCAAAGATTGAATTAGGTGGAGCACAGACAGGTTCAGGAGATCTTCAAATCTATCATGATGGTAATTCTAATATAAAGCATGGGTCTTCAGGTTGGCTTAATGTATTTGCTGGTGGTAGCGGTTTTAGTATCGGTAATTCTGACTTTAGTGAGAACTTATTTAGAGCCCTCCCAAATGGTGCCACAGAACTCTACTACGACAACGCAAAGAAATTAGAGACGACTGCAACTGGTGTAGATATTCCAGATACATTAAGACTTTCTACTAGTTACGCCGATATAGGAAGTCAGATGTGCATGGGTGCTGATAGTAGTGGTAATTGCTATATTGCTGGTTATAACCTACAAATACAAACTGGTAATAACTCAGCACGACAAACCCGATTCCAGTTTGGGCATGACAACTTTTCACCTGCTTCTGACAATTCTTACGATTTAGGAAGCAGTTCAGTACGTTGGAGAAACGTATATACAACTGACTTACATATGTCAAACGAAGGTTCTACTAACGAGGTCGATGGAACCTGGGGTAACTATACCATTCAAGAAGGTGAGGATGACTTATTCCTTATCAATCGACGTAATGGTAAAAAATATAAATTCAATCTTACGGAGGTATCTTAATGGCTTTTTATTCGGATCAAACAAGAATATTTAGTCCACTTGTGACGTACCATCATGCTTCTAATTCAACTGCAACATCAGGATGGAAAACAATCAACTGGTCAACTGGATCAAATACACATAGTGGATTAACTCATAGCGGTGGTACTTTTACATGTGCTAATAGTGAGTCTGCAGGTTACTACTTTGTGCAGTTCTCACATACACATTCTAGTGGAGCACATGATAACTACTACCTTCGGATAGTTAACAGTGGATTAGGCAGTTGCGTGTATGTTCGGAATAGAGATGGTGATGGGCATCAAGTTAGCGCTTATATGTATCTGGCCTCAGGATGGACATTTACTTGTGACGTACATCATGGAAATAATAACCATGCCTGTAATAATGGAGCTAGAAATTTACATATGATGGCTTGGAGGTTTAATAACGTTTAATTATGAGTATTCCTACAAAAAGAACAGACATCTTTATAGATATGAAAGATGTCACATGTTCCACCGATATTTGGTGGGATAAATTAACAGAACTTGCAACAGCATGTTTAAGATCTGGTAAGGCAATAGACGATGGTATAACTTTTAAATGGTATGAAAAGGATGGTGTAAATACACTAACTGCTGACAATGGTATAATTGACGTAGCAGCTTTTCAAACAGCAATTAATGCTATTAATACAACAACTGAAGCTAGTAAAAATGCTTTTGGTGTATTAAGAGAAGATAGAACTAAGAAGCTAGTAGAAACTGATTGGTGGGGTGCTAGTGATCTTACAATGACAGATGCACAGAAGAAATACAGGCAAGATCTAAGAGATCTTCCTGCTAATACTTCTGACCCTACCAATCCAACTTGGCCCAATCAACCTACTTAATAAAAAAAATTAATCAATCATGGCAACTAAAACTTGGCAAGTAAACACCCTTCAAAGAGAATTATCTGATGGGTATGTAAATAAAGTAATCTACCGTGTTAACGGTGCTGATGGCACTTATTCATTCAGAGCTACTGGTGAAGTAGATCTTCCTAAGCCTGATACTCTAGTACCTTATGCTGACCTTACAGAAGCAACTGTATTAAGTTGGGTTAAAGCAAAACTAGATGCAGATAATGCTGGAACTGTAGCTGCTATTGAAACAGCTGTAGAGAATGGTGTAAACGAACAGAAGACTCCAACGACTGGTGTCGGCAAACCCTGGTCATAAATGGACATACCTAGAGCTATACTACCCAGAGCTCTAGATATCCCTCAGATGTACTTCAGACCGCCTACAGCGGACGTTCCAGCCTATAAACCTATGATCATACCCCCAGCTGATTTAGAGCGGCCTGAGGACACTGAGGCGGAGGAGACAACAGAACAACCTGAACCACCCAGCTTAAAGATCCCTGTATTGGATATACAAATGCCAATACCTGAAACAGCTGTAGTGGTAACAGCAGTAACAACAGCGGTGGTAGCAGTAGCTACTACCTCTATTACTCAAACTTTATTTGAACCAATTAAGAAAAAGGTTCAGAAACAACTACAAGCTAAAGT